AACCAACTACCGAGCCTTCCTCGCGTCATGGATGGTGCCTGTCTCACGTGGCTCTACTTCGCGGGTACGGCTACGGCGGCGGCCACCAACTTCTACGGCGCGGTTGAGGTCGGCTGGGGCTGATCGGGCATGGCTCTCAAGACAAACACCACGCTCCTGGCGCAGCTTCCGTTGCGCCTGATCGGCGGCTCGCCTGGAACTTTCCGTTCCATGTGGAGGCGTGGTGACCGCATGAACCAGTCCGTAGGCCAGGGCATCCCGTCCAAGCTGGCAGGCGTCCCCTCCGGGCACTTGGCGCCATCGTCGTGGGTGCTGCCGTACAAGCCGGGGGCGATGTCGTCGTTTACCAATCTGGTGGTGACGGTCACGCCGGGGCTGCTAAATCTTGCGGCTGGCGTTAATATTAACGGCTCTACGACGGTCACGATTACCGTCAATCCCGCTGACGGGCAACTGATCGTCTCGGCGGTCGGCTCCACATCGATCACGTTCAACCTTGCGGCCAACTTGGCTGGTGCCCTGTCCGCATCTGGCAGCACGTCCTTCTCGTTCACGGTCAACAACGCCACCCTCGGCGCCATCGTTGATGCCGTGGGCGCTGCGCTGGTGCAGTTCTCAAACAGTGCCACGGTCAGGGCGACGGGAAATTTGAGCGGCGACATCACACCGTTTACAGAACTCAGCCCGCAAAATTTAGCGGCGGCGGTATGGGAAACGATTGCCGCAGACTTCAACGATCCAGGCACGATGGGCAACAAGTTGAACCTTGCAGCATCTGGCGGAGTAGACTACGATACGCTTGCGCAAGCTGTGTGGACTTATGTGAGCCGCACGCTAACCTCGGGCAGCAATGACTGCCTGACCCTCCCCCAGTTCCTGGCTCTGAAGGACTGATGATGGCTAAGTCGCCTGCCTGGACCCGCAAAGAAGGCAAAGCCGAGGCTGGTGGCCTCAATGCCAAAGGCCGCGCTTCCTACAACAAAGCCAACCCCGGCAAGCCTGGGCTCAAAGCCCCGCAGCCTGAAGGTGGCCCGCGCCGTGATTCATTCTGCGCCCGTATGAAGGGCATGAAGAACAAACTCACCAGCGAGAAGACGGCTAAAGATCCGAACTCTCGTATCAATAAATCACTTAGGGCGTGGAACTGTTAACATGAAACACGAAGTTTCTGAAAGCACAAAACATGCTGTTGACGCCCTATCAGTCGTTACAGTGGTTGGCACGCTTGTGGAATTTTTACCTGCTGTTGCAGCAATCTTTACGATTGTGTGGACCGGGATTCGCATCTGGGAAACCGACACGATTAAATCGTGGACCGGGAGAAAGTAATGCCGGTTGAATCGGAAAAACAGCGCAGGTTTATGTATGCTTCACTTGCAGGCAAGACAGATGTCTCGCCCAGCGTAGCGAAGAAGTTTGTTGGTCCCAAAGCACATAAGGAGTCCGAAATGAAGAAACCCCTCCCCGCCTTCATGATGAAGGGCAAGAAGGAAAAGATGCCTGCCAAGAAGATGATGGGCGGCGGCATGGCCTACAACAAGGGCGGATCCATCGATGGCTGCGCCACCAAGGGCAAGACCAAGGGTACGAAGGTTAAGATGGCAATGGGCGGCAAAGCCTGCTGAGGAGCCTGAAATGATGCGATCCAAAGGCATAGGCGGAGCAACCGCCGCAGAGATGAGCGCGTACCACGCGAAAAAGCGCCCTGCTGACAAACCTCCTGCTGGCATCCGCGCAGAACTGGACGCCATGAAGCAAGAGAAGGCCAACGAAGCGGGCATGAAGGCCCACGAGGGCCGGAAACTCGCCAAAGGCGGCATGACCAAAGGTTACGCAGGTGGCGGCTCCGCGTCTTCTCGCGCTGACGGTTGTGCACAACACGGCAGAACCAGAGGCATGATGCGATGATGGCATCGCGTGGCATGGGAGCCATCCGCAAGGGTGTGGTGAAGAAGCGCCGTGACAACACGGACTTCCTTCAGGATGGCAAACGCCGCGCACGCCGCGACAACACGGACTTTACTGAGTACGCCGAGGGCGGACGGGTAAACGAGGCGGGCAACTACACCAAGCCTGGGATGCGGAAGAGCCTTTTTGAGTCCATCAAGGGGCAGGCGACCCAAGGCACCGCTGCAGGTCAGTGGAGCGCCCGCAAGGCACAGCTTCTTGCCAAGCAGTACAAGGCCAAGGGTGGCGGGTACAGGGACTGACATGAAGGCCCCGCAGCAAAGTCTGAAGGACTGGACCGCGCAGAAGTGGACGACCAAAAGTGGCAAACCTTCTAGCAAGACCGGCGAACGCTACCTCCCCAAGGCAGCTATCGAGTCTCTTACACCTTCAGAATACGCTGCCACAACTAAGGCCAAACGCGCAGGAAAAGCCGCAGGCAAACAGTTTGTCAAACAGCCTCCCAAGATTGCTGCAAAAACCGCAAGGCATCGATAATGGCAACCTCCGGCACCGCTACGTTTAATCTCGACCTCAATGAGTACGTCGAGGAAGCATTCGAAAGATGCGGTGCTGAGTTGCGCACGGGCTATGACCTGAGGACAGCACGACGGTCGTTAAATTTGTTGTTCGCAGATTGGTCAAATCGCGGCATAAACATGTGGACCATTGAGCAGGGCCAACAAGTCCTGACCGCTGGCACAAACACCTACACGCTGCCTGCCGATACGGTGGATCTGATTGAGCACGTGATTCGCACAGGCGCGGGTAACGTTTCCACGCAAACGGACCTGACCATCACGCGCATCTCAGTTTCCACCTACTCATCCATTCCCAACAAGCTCCAGTCTGCAAGGCCGATCCAAATTTGGATCAACCGCCAAGGCCCCGCTCCGCAGTTCACGGTGTGGCCTACGCCTGACAATTCTCAGACGTACACGCTCGTCTACTGGCGCTTGCGCAGGATTCAAGACGCTGGTGCAGGCGGGACGTACACACAAGATGTACCGTTCAGGTTTATCCCTGCTTTGGTGTCAGGACTGGCGTATTACCTGTCCATGAAGATTCCCGGTGCGATGGAGCGGATGCAGGTGCTAAAGGCGCAGTACGATCAGGACTGGGATCTTGCCTCGACGGAAGATAGAGAGAAGGCAGCGGTGCGGTTCGTGCCAAGAGAGCAATTCATTAGTTGATCATGGCGTTCAAAACACGCGAACAGGCACTTGCCTATTACAAAAAATATAACGCGGAGAACCGCGATGCGCGTAATGCCGCCCGCAAAAAATGGAACGATGAGAATAAAGAGTATAGGCTGCTTAAACAAAAAGAGTATGCGCAAGCAAATGCTGATAAGCTAAAGCAGTATTATTCTGAGTACAACGCCAAAAGGCCAAATAGTAGTGAGTACCATAAAGCGTACTATGAAACCAATAAAGCGCGTATAGCTGAGCAAAAAAGAGAGTATCGTGAAGCAAACAAAGAGCGACTAGCTGAAGCAAAAAAAGTTGATTACGAAGTTAACAAGGAAGCACGATTAGCTCAAAAGAAAGAGTATCGCAAAAAAGCTGCAGGCAATATTGCATACCTAAATGCGAGCCGCAAAAAAGCGGTACGAGAGCGCACTCCAAAATGGTTGTCAAAAGATGACAGACTGACAATGAAGTGTGTCTATGCCATAGCAGCAATGCTGACTCGACGCAATGGTGAGCCTTGGCATGTAGATCACGTAATACCTCTGCAAGGCAAACACGTTTCTGGGCTGCATGTGCCGTTAAATTTGCGCGTCATGCGTGGCGCTGAGAACATCTCAAAAAAGAACAAATTTGAGGTGACGCATGTCTAACCGCTTCGCAAACGGCGCAAAGGCATTCGGTTTCTGCGACCGTTGCGGATTTCGCTTTGACCTCAAAAAGCTCAAAAATGAGGTCATCAAAACAAAGCGTACAGCCATAAAATCGTGCCCGCAGTGTTGGAGTAAGGATCACCCTCAACTTTTGCTAGGTATGTTTCCCGTGTCCGATCCGCAGGCCCTGCGTGATCCTCGTCCAGACACAAACACTTGGTACTTGTCTGGTGTGACTGCTACGGGCTCGTTCGGCGGGGGTAGCAGGGTGA